GTTCTACTGAACATACCCAAGCCTAGGCTGTATAACTTTATAAGGAGTGACAAAGAGTTTAACGCAAGGTGGAGCAAAAACCCTGTTGAGCCACCCACAAAGAGTGAGGTGGTACACAGACCTAACCCGTCCGTCCAGTTTGCAGACAGACTGAAGGATGAGGAAAGGGCGTTATCGCATGGCTTGGAGGCAGTAGGTATTGTTGGCAAGGCAAAGGAGGAGGCAATCGCAGCCGCCGCCTTCAGCAGTATCCACCTCCAGGCCATGCGTCAAATGACAGCGGGAGGAATACTCAAGGACTTCACACAACTGGGTGTTCTTATGGATGAGATCAAAGGGGAATTGTCTGCGGGTCAGGAAGAGGAGAGAGAGAAGACCTTGTATGAAGCCTTGTTCAACACCGTCAGGTACAGGAACGAGATCAACAGGGACATTCTGAAGGGCGCACTCATTGACGCGCAGATAAAAGCAAAGCAGGATGAGAGGGGTAGGCCGCAGGGCAAACCGGGGTTCACCCCCATAAACAACATCGTCGTGCAAGCGGGAACCGCCACGAAAGTAGAGCTGAAGGATGCCAAAGGAACCTCTAACAAACGAAGAGGTTGAAGCCTTGGTGGACGCCGGGACTTTGCTATCCGGCGAGGTAACACAAGACGTATGGAATCCAGACCTCAACTCCACCCAGCAGAAAATCTTCGATGATCCCTCTAGGTTTATCCTTGGGTACGGGGAGAAAGGATCAGGGAAAACCATCGGCTTCGCCCACAAACTGACCCGCCATCTCTACGAGGAGGAGAATGCGCTGGTACTCATCATAGCCCCCAGCATACGGACAGGCGCAGAAGGTATCTGGCATGATCTGGATACATTGGTGCTTCCGCTATGGGGGGAGGGCATCAATCTTGAGTACACCGACTCCAAGCTAGACCCCAACACCAAGGACAGACATCGCTGGGTAAGGAATAGATACGGCGGGTGGGGTAAGATGCTGCTTGTGTCCATCCCTTATGCGGCTGCCGTACAGGCGAGAATCAAGGGGCCAGCACCAAGCCATGTTTATGTGGACGAACTTACCCAATGTGATGGGGTGGAATACTTCCGCTATCCGGCTGCCCAGCTAGGCAGAAGGCGAGGGATCATTGGGCCGCAACAGTTTTGTGCAAGCTGCAACCCGGAGGGGCCATCCCATTGGGTCTACAAGCAGTTCTTCGAGGACATCCTAGATGATAAAGGCAAGAGGGATAAGCGGTTCAAAATTCATCATGTTCCTATAAATGAAAACATCAAGCGACTGCCGGAAGGATATGTCGAGAACCTTGAGTCTATCCTAAAATCTGACCCCGTTGAGTGGCGGCGACTGATCGAGGGAGAGTGGGTGGATCGGCCAAGCGGCGAGGCCCTGTTCAGAGACTACTACTCGCCAGAGCTGCACAAGAAAGGGGACGAGATCAAGGGGAGCGGACTCATGCCAAAGGTAGGGCATCCCATCATAGTAGGCTACGACTTGGGGCAGGTGTACTCTGCCGTAACCTTTCTCCAGATGATACCAACCAAGCGCGGCAACCTTTGGACTGTCTTCGACGAGGTGGATTATCTGGGCGAACGCCATCTATACAAGCGGCTATGCCAGCAGATCATTAAGCGCATGGACTACTGGAACCAGAAGATGGACACCGACTTCCACTACGAACACATCACCGACTCAAGTGCTATCAACCAATGGCATCCGGGCGGGGAAGGAAGCTATGATAGCTGGGACTTTGAGAGGTACAGCGAGGGGAGGATCAGGATGATTGGCTGTCCCAAGGGGCATGGCAGCGTCGAGGCTAGAGTCAGGCTGTTGTCCGGCAAGCTGTTCCAAGATGAGTTCTACGTCAGCGCACAATGCCCCAACACTATGGATATGCTAATGAAGCTGGAGGCTGACAAGAAAGACCCGACCAAGCCCAAGCGTAGCCGGTATATCCATAAGTTTGACAGCGTGACCTACCCAATCTTCAAGCTGGAACTGAACGGACAGGCTCATGCGCCCAGGGCGAGGGACATCAGGGCCAACTTAATACATTGCGGAATTGCTTGAAGGTAACACTAGAATAGGGTATCACACCGACATGGCGAATCTAAATGACAAGGTTGTGCTTGATTTAACCGATGACACCGAGCTGGCTGGCTATGTGGCAAGCAAGGCTCCCGGCGAGGTATGCACCATGACTATCACCGCCTCACTCGACGAGCAGACAGACGATCAAGCTGTGTTCTCCGTTAAGGAGGTTTCCGTGCAACATCAGTATGGGGATGAAGAAGAGGCCGGAGAGGAAGCGGTGCTGGCTGTCATGCTGGGCGAGGGGATGGCAAACAACAAGGCGAAGGCCGAATCCTATTGAGTCCAAGTGTATTTCTACTGGAACAACTGCATGACCGGGCCGGGATCAGCAACGGGTGGGACAGGCGAAGAGTCAAGAGGTGCGCTAAATTCCTCAATGTCACGATGGAAGAATTGGCAGCCCGAAGCTGCATACGAGCATGGGTGCTGAAGGAATGGATGAAGAAAGACAAGGTTCCTCCTTACATTGCGCTGTTGTTTTACTTGCAGGAACAGGCTGAACTAGAGGCTAGATATGATTGATTTTGATATACTAAAGGAACACGGGACTACAAACGAAAGGTTGAGGGAAGTGATGTCTTCCAAGCTGCCCTCGAATGTGGTGCTGGACAAGATGCCAAAGGCTGATGTCAAGGCGTTGGAGAAGGACATCGAGAAGAGGGAGGCGTTTGAGAAACTGATCGCCAGTAGGGTAACTGAAGCCATTACCTTCTCGCTACGCAACCATCACCTCTACAGTTCTGTTGACCTGGCGTGGGATAGCAGCCCCCTTAACAGTAGGATTATCCCCCTGATTATGTATGCACAGAAGAGGATTAGCGTGTCCTCCTGCATCAAGGAGCTGGATAAGCTGAAGATCACGGACAAGTATGTGAAGAGAGGAGCCGCCGGTCAGCCTGATGAGATCGACCTGCCCAAGTTCTTCGAGGTGAACATCAATCTTGTGCGGAGCTTTGTGACCCGTCGGTTGGCAGCGCAGGTAAACAAGTACAACAATCTGTATCCGTTCTTTAAGTACGACCCAAGAAGCACAAGCACGGCGGGCAAGTTGAGGGCTGATATCCTGTCCCAGCGGGTCGAGATCATGTCGGATCAGTATGACTACAGACACTTTCAAACGCAGGTGGTCAGGGATATGTTCCTGTATGGCCACAGCGTAGCATTTCCGCGAGCGGCTTGGGAACGGGAAGTTCATTGGGAAAAGGTAAATCCAGAACAAGATGACAATGAGGCCAAAACAAAGGTCACAAAGGAAGGGGTTTGTTGGATCAACCCTCATCCTAGTAGAGTCTTTTGGGATAACGCCTACCCTCTGACCTCTCTCAACTCTGATACGGGATCGGAATATGTGGGGTTCTGGGATGTGGTTAGGTACAGGGATGTGATGAGCAACCCATTGTATTTTAACCGTGACTCCGTGGGGTTCACCTCCTCTACGATTGGGCTGTTCACCCAGTACGCCACTTACTTCAACAACTACTACACGCAGATAGTCCCGCCACGATCAGACGATGACCTGACTAGCTGGAATGACCGCAAGAATAATGTCGGGGTCTATTCCGGGGAGATGGGGGATACCTCTGTCTTTGTCACGGATTATTTCTGCAAGATAGTGCCTAACCAATGGGGCATAGGGGATTATCCTCACCCTGTCTGGGTACACATGAGGATAGCAGGGGATTCCACTATTATCTTTGCGGAGTTACTCCCGTCCAGCCCTGCTGCCGTCTTCGCCTACAATGAGAACGACACTAGGTTGCGGAACATTAGCGTGGCCCATGAGTTGATGGGGTTTCAGGATCAGTTGACCAACCTGTTCTCGCAACTACTGGAAACCACCAAGGCCGACCTCTTTAATGTGGGGGTGCTGAACACGGACATATTCCCAGATTCAGAGGAGGGGATGAAGTTAAGGGAAGAGTTCCGAAAGACAATGAGCGGGGAGAACTATTACGCCACGACTCATGTACTTGAGGCATCGTTCCAAAAGCTGGCCAACCTTGGAATAGACACCAGCCCTGACAATGTGTTCAAAATTGTACGGAGCCAACCCAACTCCCAGATCACCAGCATCTTTAGATCAATAGCAGAGTTGATTGGTATATCCGAGAGGCTGATGGCGTTGAGTCCACAGGAACAGGGCCAGCCATCACCTAGAGAGACAAGTGCCACGGAGGTTCTGACCATCAGCAACACCACCGAATCTGTTTACACCTTTATCAGCGAGGCCGTTGACGAGGGAAGGGCAGCCATGAAGCGGGTGATCTATGAGTCCATCATAAGTATGGGCAGCAATACTATTAAGCTTCCGGTCAAGGAGAGGTACACCCAAGCAGTCATCGAACAGGCAGGGTTTGAGATAGACCCAGAGGATTCGGATGTAGTGGGTGAGGATGGGGCGAGAAGATACACGGTGATAGGCAGCAAGAACAACTTGCAGCACGACTACATCTTCACTAGCCGGGACGGATCGGAGCGAGCATCCAATATGCAACAGGCTCAGGCTTTAATCCAAGTGTTCCAGATCGTAAGCCAATCGCCCCTAATACTGGAGGCAATGGGTAAAGATAAATACTTTGAACTGGTCAATGAGATTGCCAGGAAGTCTGGGACTACCCTTAAGCTGGAGGTTCCGGCAGGGGATGACAACAAGCTGGCTGGGCCTAATCAGGAAACCGAACAGGTGATGCAGTCTATGGCTAATGTGATCGAGCAGAACGCTACGGAAATCCAATCAATCAAGGAAGCTCTAGGCGCGGGTGATGAGCAAACCCCTCAAAGCAGAACCATGCTGGAACGACAAGCGGCAGAAGAACAGGCAGCATCGGAACAGATGGCAGCAGAGTTGCAACAGCAACCACAGCCTATGATATAGATTTATGGCAGAGACAGCAGTA